TTAAGGATTTGCTACTTTCTCCAACAAAGTCATATATTTTTTTGTTAAGATCTCCTTTTCATCTAGCAGTGAAAGATATCTTTCTTTCCAGTTATCTTTTAAATCTTTCATTACTGGCTGCAAAAAAGGATCTCCAATACCCATTAATAACCAATTGGCATTCACCTCAGGAAAAGCGGAACAGATAGCGATTAATAATTCCGTAGAAGGGGTAGGATACTTATCGTTTCTAAGATCACGATTGAATATTCTATTTAATGTTTGCGTATTAACACCTTCCAACTTGCGAGAAAATGAAGATACATTCCCGTCTGAATAATGGTCTATAAGAAAATTAATTCTCTGACTAATAACGTGTTGCATAAAACAAGCAAAAATAAATTTAAAACATGTTGTAAATATTATAAAACATGTACTAAATTTGTGTTAGTATAAAAAAGGTGATAGGTAGTTAGAGAAATGTTTTCGCTGACAGCTCTTTCTACCTAAAACCAAAAATGTTTAACCCGCTTTTATCACTACTAAAAGTGTAGTAGAAAATGTCTACTATAAAACAAGTGTGACAAAAGTAAAAATTTATTTTACAATGTCAAAAGAAATTAATGCAAATCGTATTTCTGTAGAGCCATTAGAGATAGTTTTTCTATATGAGAACTCTACCCCTGCAATCAAAAGATTGATCTTTGAATCGTTACACCCAAAGCACAAGGAAGTCAATCTTTTACTAATTAACAAGGAGTTATCAAAGCTTAAACCCGAATACAATAAGCTAATAATTGACGAAGCACGTCGAATTATAAAGGAATTCAAACGTGTGGAATTTAATTCCAACAAGTGTGAAAATTGTTTGCAATCTGCATTATAATGATTACACAATTGTATGATAGAAGCAACAGGAAGCTTGTTTTGCTCTATCCGACATTTTCCAATATTGACCCTAAAGGATTCTTAGATGTACTGCCAGAAGCGGTTCAATCTATTGTGAGTTCCGAAAGCTCAAAGTTTATATATCATGTGCTTTATGTCTTTCTGAAAGAACGAGAAACATTCTATTGGTTAAACAAATCTGATAAAAAGCTAAATAATCAAATTAAGGCTCTCGACTTGCTTGTGTCCAAAATAAAAGGCGAGCAACTGCCGAAGATTATTGCGCTAGTTTCAAAAAACATTTGGACTCTTTATGACATCGCGCCACCTGCAGACACTAATTTTTACAGCGACTTTATCACCAAAGTTTTTCCGGTGATACACTGGTGCAAGCAGATGGATACCATGCTAAACAAAACACCAGTGAAGCGGAACCCGTGTCAAGGTAGGCAAGGCTAAGAACGTTCTTTTTTCGCCTTTATCCACCCACTTAGCCGGGTGGCTTTACGAATCATTATCCAAACAAAAAACATCACATGAATACAACAGTAGTTTTTATAGCTGGGCCTATGGAAGGCTTCCAGCACTTCAATAGCAACCAGTTTTCAACAGTAGATCAAGAGTTAAAAAACAAGGGTTTTATTACTCGTAGTCCCTTTTCATTTGACGGAACAATTGGTTCAAAATCATTCGAAGATGGTTCGATCCAGCGCCATGCCCTTCAAATGATGTCCAATGAATGCACAGATATGCTTTGTTTGCCACAATGGAGACAGGATGAATTTTGCAAGGTCATAGTTGACGCTGCCACTCATTGCGGAATTAATGTGTATGAAAATATCGAAGACCTAATAGCCAAATACACAAACGAAACGTAGTCATGAATCCCGAAGTAAACGAATATTTCGGGGTCATAGTGACTTCGATAATACTATTATTCTTGGCGGCAATTTTAGCGTCATGCCTTTTTATCCTAAAAAACAAAGACGAATTCAATGAAAATTAATAATACAACTATAGATCAAATCATATTGCTGCTGAACTCTGAGATTCAGAGACAGCAGACAACAATAGCAATTATGCTAATTACGATAATGGCTTTGGTAATCTTCTTAATGATCTATGTATCTAAATATAGGCTGACAAATAGTGAACTAGCCCGTATGAAATATAATAGAATTCCCCCGCCCCCTTTAAGTCGTGATAAGGACGGAAAAGTAATTCTTCCAGAACCTCCACCAGTTAGCAGACCAAATAACTTTTAAGACATGGCATTCGATATAGATCAAATATTTAAAGAGACAAACGGCGGGCTAGATATCATTCGGTGGTATGTATCTGATATCGACAAGTACGTAGACACGAATAAGCATTTTCGTATGCGTGAAGAAAAATCGGAATCGTGTTCTATTAAGCTGGCCAAAGATGGTCGCTATTTGGTAACAGATTTTGGCGGCGATGGTAAAACGCGTAATGCGATTGAGGTTGTACGGCATGAAGAACGATGCACATTTGGGGAAGCCTTAAAGATGATCGTCACCCGTGAAAATCTTTCGATGTGTCAGAGCGTTGAATCAATGTATACATCAAAGATCCGCAAAAAAGATGCTGAAACAAACGAACCAGACGGATGCTGGGAATTCGAATATCTTGAAAAATGGCCGGACACCTGGATCGATATTATATTTTCTAGATACACAATTGCCGATGTGGAGTATACACATAAGCACATCAAAGAAGAAGATCGCGAACGTGCCGTATACGATTCGTTAGCATTGCTCCTTACGAATCAGAACTGGCATCCTATGAAATCGTATTCAAGGGTAAAGGATCGCCAGCGAATGACGGTTGAATCGCAAGATCACTATCCAATTATCGGTATTGAAGAAGAATCCGTAATCGATGGCAAAAAAACAAAGTGGAAAAAGATATATCAGCCTAAAAATAAGGTCAAAAAGTACCGTTTCATGTATCATAATGGAGCGGACAAAAACTTTCTTCATGGACTTGCACAGGCAAAGGCCAAACTTGAAAAGCTTAGGGATCAAAAACAAAAGGAAAATAAAACAGATGAAACTTTTGAACGTGAAAAAGTAAAATTCGACAACTTATTTTTAAGTACTGGTGGGTCTGATGCCATGAATAAAACGGCAATAGGTTACGAATGCGTATATGGATCGTCCGAATACTTCAAGCTAACGAAAGATCAGTTAAAAGAACTCAGATCTTTAGCACATAACATACTTACTTGCCCGGATCTGGATCATACTGGACAGCGCCAGAATCTCGCTTTATGCCTTACAAATACGTCTGAACATTTTTTGGACATTAAAACGGTCGATCTCCCGCAGAGTCTAAAAACAAATTCGGATCAGTATTTACGGAGCTGTAAAGATGTTAGGGATTACCTCAATTATTTTAGTGCCTTTTCGTTTCGGAATTTGGTGCGTATGGCCAAACCGCTTCGTTTCTGGGACTCGCATCAAGCAGTTGACCGTGAAGGTTTGGCGAAAATAAAGTTCGGTAAGCCAGTATATGAATACAAGATTTCGGTCGAACGTATGCTTAACTTTCTGATCAAAAACGGCTTTGGTAGATTTGAGACAATGCCAGATGTTGTGGAGTATGTCCATGTTGACAAGTCAGTAGTTAAGACGGTAAAGCCAGAACAGATTAAGGCTTTCGTTGTAGCTTTTTTGCGCAGCCGATTTATGGAAGAAGGATTGATCGATACAGTTCACAAATCCCCTATTCTTTCGGAAGCACATTTCACACAATTACCAGACCTTGATCTTAGTTTTCGGGATAGTTGGTCAGACTGTCAGTTGATGTTTTTCCCGAATAAGTTCATTCGGGTAGATAGAAATGAAATTGCAGAAGTTAAAGGCAGTACATCAGAAAACTATGTATGGGACACGAAAATTGTTCAAAAACCTTTTAAGCGATTAATCAAAGAGCCGATTTTTGAGATTACGAAGGAAGAAAATAAGTTCCGGCTTAAGATTAACAATTCCGACTGCCTTTTTCTTCGATTTCTTATACAGACTTCACGTGTACACTGGCGTACCGAACTTGAAGATAATCTGGACGATTTGCCAGATGACGAGCGTGAAAAGTACCTGCAGGAAAACAAGTTTAATATTGCGGGGCCAAATTTGACGGAAGCGGAACAATACGAACAGGAATTGCACCTGATGTCCAAGCTTTATGCGCTCGGTTATCTTGTCCATCGTTTTAAAAATCCCGCTAGGTCCTGGTCTGTCGCGGCTATGGATGACACGCCAAATACGGATGGAATGCCGCAGGGTGGTACAGGAAAGTCTGTCTTTTTCGAAGCTGTAAAACAGATCCGCCAGATGGTAACGCTCGATGGGAAAAATGAAAAAATGTTTGATGACTCCCATGCGTTGGAACAGGTTAACCGAAATACAGACATTCTCTATATCGACGATACGTCAAAAAATTTCAATTTTGAACGCCTGTTTTCATTGATAACGGGTGAAATGACGGTCAATCCAAAAGGTAAAAGCAGGGTGTCGTTAGACAAATCAGAGTCGCCAAAAATTACGTTTAGTACAAACTATACGCCGGGTCAACTATCTGGATCAACACTTCGACGGATTCTGTTTTTAGGTTTCACAAATTATTACCACGACAATAAACTGGGGAAATTCAGAGAAGAACGAACGCCTATTGATGATCTGGGTAAAACACTTTTTACAGACTTCAACGATGAAGATTGGAACAACTTCTTAAATCTGATGATCCAATGCTGTCACCTGTATCTTACCTCTCCGAAAATAGAAGCGCCCATGAAAAATATCATGGAGCGGAATCTATACGCGGAAATAGGTATAAACTTCATTGCTTGGGCTGAAAACTACTTTGATGAAGTGTCTGGCCATATTGATACGGTTATGATCACTTCGGTGGCTATGACAGATTTTATGCGCTTTTCCAACTTGACAAAGTTTAGTCCGCAAGGTTTCAACACTAAGCTGAGTCTATATGCAAAGTATCGCGATTGGAAGCACAATCCAGAAGAATTGCTGGGCAAATCTAAACGCTTTACAAAACAGCTCGATGTATTCGAATACGATAAGAAACAGATGGCGTGGATCAAGCTAAAATCCAAGACATCGCAATCGTATTTCTACTTCCAGACGCGCGACGAGGACGGCGATTTGAAGGAGATTGACGGCAACAATATTTTCGATCCGACGATTGATCCTTCAGACCTGCCGAACCCAGAACCAGAAAACAAAAAAACTTTACCCTTTTAATCTAAAACAACATGAACGTAAATAAAAAAACAACTGCCTTAGACAAATTTAAAACACTTCTTAGAGGAACACATGAGCCACGCCAATATATGAACGGTCTTGAATTCAGGGCTATTGGTGGGCTTGACCAGATGAAAAAAGAAGCCCAGGAAATAATCGATGTATATCAATTTCCACTGGAAATATTTAAGGTCGATATCCGCGTACGCTCAATCTCCGTGCGTGAATTGCCAGAACGCCAAGAACCATGACTGCGGCTAGAAATGTTGTCCGATGGCCACTTGGCTGTCGGTTCATCGATTACACCGGAAGAAAGTTTACTGTTCGAAAGATTGTTTTCGGGGACGCTATCGAAGGGTGCTGCAATACGATTGTCATTGACGAAGGGGTCATACTTCAAAACAGGATGGGCGAACCACAAACGCATGTTGGATTTGTTCAAGATGGATCAGACGAAAGCGAAATCATCATTCAGCCTATCGACGTTATCGAAGAATTATTTAGGTCGAAAAATATCAGCTATTTACCCTATGGAGCTTAAAATATATTTCACCGGATCGGAACAAATGGCATTCCTGCTCAATCGTGGTTGGCATATCTACGAGAAAACCGTCAACAGACACGAAAGCCTTCATGGATCTAGGTTCATCGAATTAGACGAACAGGTTTGGTTCGCACGAAAAGGTGACGAAGAACTTGAAATGGAAAGAGCTTTTGTCAAGGAGTTAAAACACAAATTAATCTTTGAATAATGAAACGCATTACCCCGCCAGATGGGAAACTTATCTACTGGAAACGCAAGCTTAAGAAGTACAATATGTACGTAGACCTTGCTTTAAGGGAAGTAGATGTTGCACCCTATCAATCTTTCGAAAGCATTCCGGTAGGGCCACGATATTACGTAAATCAGCTAATAAAAGCTGGTTTCAACATTCAAATAAAACTTTTTTAGAACACAACTATGCTAGTCAAATTAAAATTAAAGCAGATTCTAAACAGAATCAAATTAGTTCATACAAAATCGACTTACAGTGAGGACTACAATAAGGGGTTTAAGCACGCCATTGACCTTTTTGCCGTCTCTATGGATATCGAATTCGGAAAATGGTGTGAAGACCAGGAGAATCTACACGAGCAGATTAGACAGCTTAGGCTGCAGGTGCTTAGTGAAAACGGTGAAAAGGCCAAGCTGCTATTTGAGATAAATAGATTAAAGTCACAACCGATTCGAACTATTGAATTGCCAAACGCAGAATTAAATAAAATAGTGAGTTTTCTGCTTGGTAAAAATGGGTTGAATTGGGAACAGGTTAAGAACCACCTTGTTGTTGGGGTAAAATTTAAACGCGCCAAATAATGAACCTTAATTATGACAAATATATTGTTGCTTTTAGTGGCGGTAAAGATTCGATCGCCCTAGTCCTCTACTTGCTGGAATTAGGCGTAGATCCTTCCAAAATCGAATTATGGCACCATGATATTGACGGGAAAGACGAAACCTTTATGGATTGGGAATGTACGCACGATTACTGTCAAAAATTTGCAGATGCTTTCGGTATTCAAATTTACTTTAGCTGGAAAGAAGGGGGATTTAAACGCGAAATGCTTAGAGAAAATCAGCGCACAGCCCCTACTTGGTTTGAAACGCCCGGAAAGATCCTAAAGAAGGTTGGTGGTATATTGGGAGATCTTGCAACTAGATTAAAATTTCCACAGGTATCTGCAGACCTGAAAGTAAGATGGTGTTCTGCCTATCTAAAAATAGATGTGTGTTCTGCAGCTATAAGAAATCAGGAGCGGTTCCAAGGATTGAGGACCGTTGTTTTATCAGGCGAACGTGGGGAAGAAAGTGCTGCAAGATCGAAATACCAAATATTCGAAGTTGATCGATCTGACAGACGGAATGGAAGACTAAAGAGACATGTTGATCGCTGGCGTCCAATAAGAGACTGGAAAGAATCAGAAGTATGGGATATAATAAAAAAGTACAGGGTTCGTGTACACCCTTGCTATTATATGGGATGGTCAAGGTGTAGCTGCAAATTCTGCATTTTTGGCAATGCAGATCAGTTCGCCAGTGCATATAAAATCAGTCCAGATCAGGGGGAAGAAATTATCGGATATGAAGAACTTTTCGGCGTGACAATGAAACGTAATACAGACTTACGTTCCCTTATTTCCTGTGGAAATCCATACCCTAATATTACAGCAGAATTAGCCAGACAGGCTACTTCAAAAGTTTACGATCAGCAAATAATTTTTAACGAAAACGAAGAATGGCTATTACCAGCTGGCGCCTTTGGTGAAAGTTGCGGGCCGATATAAAAACAAAAGTTATGAAAACCCAAATAACAGAAAAACAAAAAGCACAGTTCAATTTAATGCTTGAAGCCTTAAAAGCCATTAAAGCATATCAATCACCATCGAAACTTCGAAAAGACAGCGAAAAAGATTGTGGGCTTGAATATGAAGAAGCTTTAGAAATGTCTTACGAAAACATACAAGCAACGGCTACACTGGCATGTAAAAACATCAAACCGCTGAAATAATGAACAACGAAGAAACAAATACACCAACAAAAACAAGACAAGTAACACTTGCCCGGATAAAAGACCATGAGATTGAAAGTGTTTTCGGAGTAATGTTTGAATTGCAATTATTAAGATCTGATTTATTTTTAGATCCAGAATTCAATATTTTTCCGCTCGACCAAAATTACTATCCAAATCTAGCTAGCTGCTTCGATAAAAGACCTTTTGTTTTCCTCCAGCGGATATGCGAATTAATATCGTCGGTACCTATAGAACTATTTACTAGTAATCTGTACACGCTGTTGGACAATTGTGCCAGTGAATCCGATAAGCTAGATTTTAACAACGACATCAAAAAAGGATTAGAACTATTAGAACAGCAAAGAAATGGCTAAACAGAAGGAAAAAAAGTATAAAGCTTTTAATATAACAAAAGCAGAGTATGAAGCAATCGAAAGCCGCATGGAGCAAATTCGACATGATAGTGAATCTGCAGACGAAGAATATGCACAGTGGGCGAGTGAACAGATCACTTTAATTAGTTCTTTTTTGCGAAAAGTCAAACCACAATAACATGCTATGAAAGAAGGCGATCAAGTAATCTGTATAGACAATAATTTTCCACACATCAAGGAATTCGGAGGTACAGATAAAAAACAAATAACCCCCAAAAAAGGCGACGTTTTGACCATAGACGAGACGCTGGGGGATTTTCTTCGGTTTGATCTATTTGATAGTGAAGAAACATTTAACTGGTGGCACAAATCAAGATTTATAAAGTTTTAAATCTTACGGTATCCCACAACGCAACATTATTTAAAAATCGTAAATCGCATAATACAATAATAACATGACAAGAAAAGAATTAGAATCAGCATGTCGGTTCATGATGGCTTTTGAATCAGACTTGAGCATCGAAGAAATTAACAAAACATTTGGCGTTCAACTGGAAGAATCTTCCAGCCATGAGCAGGCATTGTCCGCTTATATCGAAAGTGCTTCCATAAAATTAGATGAATACCCAAATAATAACCTTAAAATTGCGAAAGAAACTAATACAGATATGAAACAGTATAAGCATTTTGGTAAAAATTTAGCTGTAATAATTGTAGTTGCAAAAGATATTGATACAGCAAAGAATATAATTAAAGATAAGCTAGAACATGAAGCAGTAAATTTCTATGGAGACACTGAGGACCATTTCAATTTTGAAGAATATCCTATATACGAATCCGAGATTATTGAAGGTGTAGTGTTCCATCAACGAGATAATTCTTGGGACTAATAACCCGAAATTCATTAGAAGTCAAGCCTGGATTAAATCCGGGCTTTTCTTTTTCACGTATTTTCAACGTAGAAAAAAACTAATATTATTAGCAATTTTGCTTTATGGAAATATTGAAGATAGAATACAGATCAAAAACCTTAGAAATACCTTACGAGATCGACAAGCCAGAAATCATAAATATAAATCCAGACTATTTTGTTTATGGAAAGTTCGGTGAAAAATATACATTCCGGCAATACTATGGCCGCTGGGAGCTTATCGAGGGAAATCTGTCCGAATCGTTGGTCAATGCCATTATTGATGCCCTTATATTCAAGCATGAAAAAAAATTATTAGCCCTTTGTTACTACAATGGAACGCGTCAAATAATATCGATACATAATTTAGAGTATACTGCACAAGATTATGCCTACAGTTTGATGGTTAACAATATAGATTTAGGTACAATCAAGTGGTCCAGGTGTTACGGATGGGATTTCGATCTTAGGGTCAAATTGACAGCTCAATGGTTCGGAATGGATGAGGTTACTATTATCATCGATATGATTGAAAATGGCGAAATACCCTGGCTTAAGCAGGTTCCCAAATAGATCTGTATTCCCCCGCCCCCTTCCCTTCCTTCCATAAAGTTTTTGTAATCGTTCAAAGAATTCGGTTATTGAAAATTACCGAGAATATTTATTAGGTAAACATTGGACTGTTGCTAATAATTTTAGTATTATTGTGTCAGTATATATTATAAAGTAAAATTTTATGAATGCAGACAACAACAACCTATGTAGCGAAGAACTGGCAAAGTTACCTAAAGAGACCCTTTTAAAGCTGATCGATCAGAAACAGATCCAGCTTCAAACTATACATAATATAGCATCCAATATGGTGTCCAGTATAACTTCCGGCCAGATCGTACAGAGCCGTTTCACAACAGTAGAAATGATGGCTATTATTGAAGGCTTTGTAGCCAAAGCTTAGCCTGCAGCCAACTCCCTTCGAATTTCCTTTCAAAAGAATTAGTTTCCAGATAAAATCAATAAAAAAAGAGCCGCACCCTAGCGGCTTTATCTGTTTTTACTCCCTCCCTCCTTTTACCCTTAAAAATTTTGTAATTTTGTAATTATTCCAATTCTATGAGATATTGCCCTAAAAATCAAGTTTATATAAATTACATTTATTTGTAATAATCATATTTTCAAAAAAAAATATTTGTAATTAAATAAGAGAATACAAATAATTACAAAATGATTTTGGATCAAATTACAAAAATGTTTAAGCGTAAAATAATAATATACAATCAGTTGCAGACAAATTACAAAATTACAAAAAATTACAGCGTTTAATCACTCACAGCTTCTTTACCAGTGCCAAACCTGCCGCTAATGTCTCCCATATCGATAAAGAATTAATTAATATTTTTTAACCAAAATCTTGATAAATCATATCAAATATTTATACAATAACACATCAAAATATTGTACATAAATAATTGAAAATCATTGTACTAAATACTGATAATTCATGTCAAAATTCAGTATATTTATACAAATATTGATTTAACTATGAATGTTATTTGCAGGATCAAATCACAGATGTTGCGGGATTACCTTAAATCCCTTTTTGAAAATGATGGCGGGGCCTTGAAAATTGACCGTACAACTGACGTTGGTAAGTTTATATGTTCACTGACAAAAGTTTCCGATATCCCCCAGTCGCAGGATCTCACAGATGAATGTGTTCAATTCATTTTACCCGTTACCTCGCATTTGCCGGAACTGTTTAGAAAATTCAATTATTTGGATGCAAACGATCAAAAAAGGATTGAAGATTATATAGCAAGTTATTTCAATCTTGATTTTGGTATGTTCTATCTCTACGGCAAACAACTGGGCTATCAAGAAAAAGAAGTGATCCTGAATTTTATTATAGACCGAAAATTGGATTCCCAGATAGGTGATGTAGAGACCCTGAAAAAACGCAAGTATCGCGAATATGAAAAAAACACGAAGAAAATTCACCATCGATTGCAAATGCGGGCGCATACCATGCGCAAAGCATTTGTAAAAGCATTCGCAGACTTTAATTCCCTGAGTTATGAATCATAATATAATACCCGCAAAAAAAATAAGCTTTATTCCGATAATTAGGCTGCACACCTTTATCCCGACTGGCGATGAAGTTCAAATCGGTTCGTTCTCACAATTAGAAATTCCATTAAAAAGAGGTACGGTCACTTATAGTATAAACAGAAGCCAAAAAAAAGGCGGTGAAGTATACGAAATTAGCTTAAACTGTTCCGTAAAACCTACCCTAGTACCAGGTCTACCCGGTATTTTGCTTGTTGAACGTTGTGATGGAACAACACTTGTGATCGGTGATCCTGAAATTCCGCTTTTTATGAATACAATTTTGACCAATGACGGTCAATCACTGGTGGCTGCTCTCGAATGCGGACATTTCCCGTACCTTTTAAAATCGTAATTGGCAATATCTGGGGCTAAATTATAGCCGACTCCCCGTCCTTTAGTAGCCCCTAGTATTTCAATCTCTTTGCATAAACGCACAGTTATGCAAAGAAAACTTTCGGCCCAGTGGCAAATTTCCTTAGTTGATTCCATCCTTCGGGGGCAATTTGCTATTGCTCCAATGATGCTTGCCGGGCTATTCCCACAAATCCAGAATATCATTACAAACAAAAATTCTCTGGCAGATCAGCCACAACTTACTGAGGTTCCTATTTCTGCTTACTTGGAAGGGAATTCCAATTCTGTCGAATACACGGGTAAAAAAACAGATCAACCTATTGTAGCTGTAATTCCGCTCGTTGGAACAATGTTAAAGTATGGTACCTGGTGTACTTACGGTGCTTTGGAAATAGCCGATATGATCTATTCGGCATCAATGGACCCGAACGTTTGTGCAATCGTACTGGATGTAGATTCCGGTGGTGGTGCTATCAACGCAATTCCTCCATTAAAACAATCCCTTTTGTTTGCAAAAGAGACCGGTAAACCTCTTATAGCCCATGTCGATGTTGCTTGTTCTGCCGCATTATGGACAATATCCTATTGCGACGAACGCTATATCGACAACGATATTTCTGGTATGATCGGTTCACTGGGTGTAATGATGTCATTTTTTGACGTAATCCCCTACTACGAATCTTTAGGATATAAACATCATACCATCTATTCTGATCTGTCACCAGACAAAAACGACGTTTTCGAAAAAGCGCTAAAAGGCGAATACGAAGCCATAAAAACGGAAATGATGAATCCTGCAGCCCTTCAATTTCAAGAAGAGGTAAAAAGCAATTATGGATCAGCATTAAAAGTCGATACGCCTGGACTCATGACCGGAAAAACATTTGCCGGACAAAAATCAATCGATATCGGATTGGCCAATGGCTATGCAACACTTCACCAAACTATCCAAATAGCCTTTGATCGGGCAAAAGCAAATGAATTCTTAAAATCTTAATTAAAATACCATGTCTAAAAAACTATTCTCTTTCGCATCTATTTTGGCAATGGTAGCCAATGCGGTAGGTAGAACGCCTGCCGATGTTTCAGCTACCGGGTTGACCGAAGATGATAACCAGCTTTTAACCGATAATTTCGGGGCTGAATTCGTAGCAAAATTTGAAAAAGAACGCACTGCTGGAGCTCCAGAAGCGTCATCCGAAAACCTGTTGACCTCTTTACGCTCCCACTTTGACACAGAAGTAAAAGCAGCTATTGACGGCTACTTTGAAAAACTGGGTACATCTAAAACTGAGGTGGAAGGTCTTTCTGCCAAAGTAACCTCTTTGGAAGCGGCTAAAAAAGCCTTGGAAGCGCAAGTGGAAACCCTTTCGGGTCAATCTGAAGGTGGACCACAAGCTGAATTTCCGGCTATGCCAAAAGCTGACGGGAAACTTTCTAATATTATCATTAATGCAGCAGCTTCGCATTATCAGTTCATTACCCAAACGATGCAAAATCCGAATTTGGGCTTGGAAGCAGATGCAAAAACACTCGATATTGTCGATGCAGATGCAGAGTTTAAACAATTCCTATCGCAGGACGGTAATAACGGAATTGTATTGACACAAATTTTTAACGGCTTTACCTCTGCTGGGGAATTCCGTACCATTCGTGTTAAAGACCGTTACCACAAATCTGTGAAAGCTCAGATCAATTCGGTGGTTCAAAAGTTTTCGAAATTCTTCACACCTAAAGGTAATTTTAAATTTACCCCGATGGTGATCGAAACTTTTCACCACAAAATCAACGTGACGTTCACGCCTGCAGATATTATCGACTCTTACATCGATTACCTGTACGATCAATCTTTGCGCCCTGACCAGATGCCGATCACAATTTTCTTGACAGAAATTTTGATTAAACCAAAGATTTTGGACGATCTGGAATTCCGTATGGTATGGAAGGGTAAGTACAAGGAAGATACCGATCCAAAAGTCGCTACAGATCCCGAAGATTCCATGAACGGTATCGAAACGCAACTGATCGCTGCTAAAGCTGCAGGAAATTCAGGAATCAATTTCTACGAGCAATATATCGATCTGGCAACCGCTACCGATGCGCAGGTTATTGCCCATGCCCGCGGATTCGCACAGTTTACCAAAAAACACAAATTGCGCATTGATCGTATCTTATGTTCAGATGCGTATCGCACACGCTATATCATGGCTTATGATAACGTCTACAAAGGCAATTCTGGGGTTGCAGGTGAAATTAATAAAGATGCGACTATCGATTATAGCCCGGCGCGTTTCGTTGCTATTGATGGGCTTGGATCATCCCCAATTTTATTGGCTACAGTTAAAGGTAATCTGGTTAAAACCCGTAAAAAGAATGCTGAACCAAACATTATCAACGATATCCAACGTGCAGACTACGATATCAAAATCTTTGGTGAATTCAATATGGGTGTAGGTATCGAGTTTGGAGAATTGGCATACGCTTGTGTTCCTCCGAATTATGATCCACAGGCTGAACTTTCGGATTCAACCGAATTCCCGGACGGAACTAAACCCGCGGATGACTCAACCCCTGCAGGTTCAGCAGGTGACGGACTTGGATAAAATAACGAAGTAGAGATTTTCGGATCTCTACTTTAATCTTTTCAGAAACTAAATCTTACAATCATGCCATACATAAAAGCATCAATAAAAAAAGCTAAAGGGGCCGCGGGTGCCGCTAGACCGAAAAACCCGAACCTTATCATCATCGACGTTGAAGATATTGAAAATTTTCCAGGCCGTGATGGTGTTGAATCTATTGGCAACCTGACATTGAAAGCTGGTGCCAAAGCGATGACTCTTTACTGTACACCTTCAACTATCGGAAATCCCGAAGAATCTGGTGGCGATGCAGGAAAGGAGCAGATCACCGACAAGCTTACAGCTTTCTGTCCCGGAATTGATAAGGTCATGGACGCCTGGTTACAGGAGAAATACGGCGAGGACTTTCTAATCATCACAAAAGTGTGTAATGGAGTTAAACAAACCTTGCTGCATGGTCAGGAATGCAACCCAATGAAGCTGCAATACACGAAGCAGGACGATAAGGATGGTAACGGATATACATTGACGTTCACACAGCCACAAGGTGGTAAATTTAAGCCATTGTACTATTCGGGTACTATACCGGAAATTGCAGCAGCAGCCGTAAGAGACGAAGACGGTTCTGCTAGCGGTTCTGCTGGAGATGGTATCGGTTAATCAAATAGCCATCACTTCTTTAAAATCACAATAGCCCCTTTCGGGGGGCTTTTTTTAACCATAACATAAAAGTCATTATGGCATCAAGAAAAAATACAACTGGCGCAAATACCAAAGCAACGACAATTAATAAAACAGAAAAGCCACCTACTGAACAAGTGTCTAAAGTAAATCAGCAATCTAGTACAATAGATAATTCCAATACGGGGGATAATAGCACAGCAAGTGTGAATAAACCTTTGTCGTCGGAAGAAGTGAAAGTAATCCCTGTAATTATTCCCTACCTCAAAAGCGCCGCAGCTGGTGACGAACTAAAAATGGCGATCCGTTCCATGGAAAGAAACTTCAATTTCCCGTTTACAGTAATTGTAGTAGGCGATCGTGAAGAATGGTTTGCGGATAAGATTGTTCATATCCCACATGAACCTCACGTAATTGTTGAGGATTGTGGCTGTCCAAACCCTTCTCATATTATCGACCCGCAAGCGGATGTAGCCCATAAATTATTGACAGCGATCACAGCACTGGGAATTGAAGATAAATTCATTTTGACAAATGACGATATCTTCGTTCTAGAACCCCAAACATTGGCTCAGATTGAAATCTTAAAGCGATTGCCTAATTCGTTATATGAGACTGGTGCCGAAGGATCGGCATACAAGAAAAACGCTTTGCGTACGGCTGAATTCTTAAAGGCAAATGGATGTCCTACGTATAATTTTGGAACACATACCCCAATGGTATTTGATGCAGAAGATTTCACTGATATGCTGGCTAACATCCCGACGACTGAAAAAGGATACCTTTTAGAATCGTTGTATTTCAATGCGCTTCATCCGAATGCACGGCCCTTGGTTGTTAACGGATCTTCTGCCCACGACGGTGTATTGGGATCGGTTTACAAATCACAGCCAAACATGGATGTCATCGAGCCTGCATTTAAATCGCGTTGGTATTTTAACTGTAATACTGAGGGATACAAGGCTATCGAACCTTTGTTGTTAAATGAATTTCCTGAACCTTCAAGCTTCGAAAAATAATGAGAAAAATTAAATACATCGTTATACACTGTACAAGTGGCCCAGCGTTGCAGACAACTAAAGCAATTAAAGACTACTGGCGTAATAGTTTAGGTTGGAAGCAAGTAGGTTACCATTTCATTGTTAACGCCGATGGAACGGTGGAAAATCTAGCACCGATCGAAGCTGTTACCAATGGTGTCAAAAACTTTAATTCGGTATCAGTTCACATCTGCTATAAAGGTGGCGTAGGTAGTAAAGACACAAGAACCCCAGAACAAAAATCCGCCATTGAAAAAACAATAAAAGAGGTGTTGGAAAAACTTAAAAACTTCCAGCCTATCGATGGAATTAAAATACGAGGGCATCGTGATTTTAGTCCAGACCAAAACGGTAACGGAAAAGTTGATTTTTTTGAATGGATAAAAGATTGCCCTTGCTTTGATGCAAAAGGAGAATATCAATATCTGCAGGGAGCAAAAGCCACTAATGATAAATCCCTTCCCTAGCCCATGACTGACGAAGTAAAAAGCTTGGTCTATAATTGGCTTATAGCCGGAGCCGATCCACGGATCGGACTTCGGCTATTTTGTGACCACTGTACCCCTAAACAATCTGTTAAGCAGCTTGTCGAGCAAAACCCTGGCAAACATATTCAGATTATAAAAAACGCCTTGTGTAGGACCGCTGAAATTGACATGACGTCAATTGTCAGAAAGGATAAGCCAACACAATTGATGGCAACGCCAGAAAAGCCCAAAAGAAAGCTTAGGGACGATTATCCTTTCCTTGCTGACGCGACATGCCCGCCTGAATTAAAAATCATTATAGGTGATAAAATAACAAGCTATCATAATTATTGCGATGCCTACGAAAGATTAAAAAATGCTAAGACGGATAAAGATCATCTGGAAGCTGTTTCTTATCTGGTTGACCAGTATCTTAAGAACAGGGCCATATCTGCCGAAATGGATTACTATAAAGAGCATGGTATAGTATTGGGGAAGCATCCCATATTTGAAGAGTATAAAAAAATCAAACAATATAGATCCCTTCCTTTAAAGGATCTTGTTCGCATCAAAATCAATCTGGAAAATAATATCTATCGTAATCAAAAAAAACTGAATACGGATAAGCGCGCAGATCTGCGTATACAGCGAGAAAATAATATCCGTCGTCAGCAAATGGAACTTGCAGAAATTGATCGATTATTGGAGTAATTTGGCTATCTTGAAAAGAGGATTGTCATATATGGAAAAGACTAAATTATACAAACATACTGTAGATGCTGAAATAGCACAAAAACTTCTAACTATAAATGAAATATATGCGGAAGCGGAACTTGGGTTGGATACATTCTATGCCATTAATTGGAACAACCATCGCACAGGATACACTAAAATACCTACACACGTTGCTTATCTTGCTTTTATAAATTTCAAAAACTTTATAATAGAAATTTCTAAGCTCTTAAAAGATAGTACCGGTGAATATTACAACCTATTTTCACTTGCTAGGTTTATTGCGAGAAACAAACATGATTACAATATTGACAATAAAATTATTAACGAATTAATATCTGACCTAAGAAAAAATCAACGGGAAAGTATAGATATAATTTTAAAAATGAGAAATAAGAGATTTGCCCATACAGATGAAGATTATCAAACTATAAAGTCTCATATAGGCAACAGTGAAACGTCGGTCCTACTGTCAATAGTTAAGAAAATAATTGATCATCTAAATGAAACGGTTAAGATAAATCCAGAAAAAAAATATTTGCGCATGAAAGGTATTGGCCATGCAGATTTTTGGGACGATGTCTATATAAAAATGCTCGTATGACCGTCCTTTAAATGCCACTTTAGAAGTGGCATTTTTGTTTTATGGGAAATATCAGACCAAACATCATTCTCGACGAAGAAGAATGGGACAAATTAGAGCAATTTGCCGGGCTTGGTTATTCTGTAGATAAATTAGCCAGCTATTTCGATCAAGATCCGATTGTATTCAAACAGATTGCTGCAGACCCTAACTCCAAATTAGCGCGGCATATACAAGCAGGCATCGACCGCCAACAAATGGACGAACATCTGGGCGTTTATGAAGCTGCTAAAGGCGGGGATGTAGTAGCGTTTAAAGCGATTGATGAAATTAGGCGTACCCGTCTGTTTACGATTTCAAAGCTTGATATATTTGGCGGTTTTGATTCAAAAAGCAAGCTTGAAAAATTCAAACAGTATATTATCAACGGATGTGTCGATGATCTCAGTCTGGAAGAAAACCTGTATCTGGACGCTCTTTTCCTTATTCGGGACCTGGAACAGCAATATGGTAAGCGTTCCACTATCGAATTCCTGAACAAAAAATTAAACCTAAAGCATGAAGATGCCAAAAAGATTTATGTCGAAGCGATAAACCTTTGTTACCATGACGAAGGCTTGGATAAAGCAGCTTTGCGGAATAAATACGCCGATAATCTCGATATGGCAGCAAACCACGTCAAAAACAATGTTGTTACGACAAAAGACTGGGAAATATATTCAGAGATCAATTACAAAGCTTATAAAATGCGGCTGCTTGATAAAGACGATGAGGAACAGATCGATCCGAAATTCTATGTCAGGCCCTATATTATGTATACCCTTGATCCAAAGGATGTCAATATGACCGAAATTGACCGGAATAAAACCAGTAAACAGATCGATGGTCTGTCGGTACCTGAAAAGGATAAGATCCGCTTGAAAGAAGATGCCCGGCTTATCCCCCTTGATTTCAAAAAAAGACTGCAGCAAACTAAAGACGACTTCACGAAATAATGGCACATCGCGTTAAACCAAAACTGGATCACGAAGAAATCCAGGTCAATTATGCCAACTGGGCGGCACAGACCTGCGGATTAATGAAGCCTAAAAACCTTTATCTGATCGGCGGGCGTGGTACCACAAAAACCACAGAAATACAGGCAGAACGTATCGCTGATATGGTTTACGAACTTCCGGGCGCCCCCGTCGCTTGGATAGCTGACGTATACACCAACTTAGAGAAAAACATCTTACCTGCCTTAGAACAGGGTCTTAAAAGAAAGAACCTGATCGAGGGTATCCACTATATCAGAGGAAATAAAATTCCCAAATATTCGCGCTCACAAAAAGAAAAGCTACCAGCTTGGCTTAAGGATCATTTTTGGAATCCAGTAAACGAAATCGGTAAAACACCCCAGATCCTTATTTTTTTCACTGGGTTCAATATCACTTTTGGATCGATGGACAAACCTTCATCGCTTGCCGGGGGGTCGTTTGTTCACTTTTTCGGCGATGAGGTGAAGTATTTTGGTAAAAAGAAGGTTGCTCCGATGCTTAAGGCCAGCCGGGGCTATCGGGAATTATACGGGCATTCTCCTTACTATCGTGGTAAAACCTTTACAACGGATATGCCAGACATCAACAACATCGGCGAAGAGGACTGGATATTGAATTATGTGGATGAAATGGATGTGGACGGTATGGAAAAACTCATGGAAGTTTCCCTGATCAGAAATGAAGCCCTGCAGGAACAGGTTCGGTACGAACAGGAAGGAAATGTCACCGAAGCGGCAAAGAAGAAAAAAACATTTGAGCGATGGAATGAACGCTGGCATGAAATGCGACGCAAACCGGAGTGCCAGACGCTTTTCATGGTGAATTCGTCCTATGTCAATATTGATATTCTTTCCCCGGAATATATGGAAGATGCACTAGCCGACGATATGGGCGATGTGGAACCTGCTCTATTATCGATAGAACCAAAGGTAAAAGCGAATGTGAGATTTTACAGCCAATTGTCTGCGATACATTTTTATCAAGACGGTTTGGATACTGTCTGGGCGGAACGGTTCAATTTTATCAATAAGGCTGACTGTAGAGAATTAAAATATCTGGACCTGAATAGTCCAATAGATATTGGAGTAGATTTTGGCAATATGATTTCTTTGGTTATTGGACAACATGAAGTTGCTAAAAATATTTATAGACTGTTAAAATTCATGTATGTTATTCCAAAAGAATGGATACCAGAATTAGCAGCAAAATTTAAAGAATACTTTGAACCACATCGAAATAAAACAATCTATTATTATTACGATAGATCAGGGAATAATTATCAAAAACAGGGTGTCGATCACGCTTCTGAACTGGCACATGCTATTGAATTTAATATCGATGATAACGGCAAAGAAGTGCCATCCGGGTGGCGTGTGATACCAATGTCCAAGACACAGGGTATAATCCCACAACAGGAAGAACATTCATTTATGCAGAAAATAATGTCCGGCGCAGTTCAGGGGCTTCCAACATTACTAATTGATTTTTGGCAATGCAAGGAAATTCGGCTTAGTATGGAGCTTACCCGAACAATATACGTCACAAACAAAGCTGGAGTAAAGCAGATAAAGAAGAAAAAGACTTCTGAAAAGCTTCCTGCTGAAAAATTGCCGACAGAATCGACCAACCCTTCAGATGCTGCAAAATATATTCTTATGCGCCCTCTATGGCGGGATATAGCAAAACGTTACAACACGTCAAACGTTGGTACGGCTTCCGTCAGAAAATAGGAAATCATTGTCCTTTAATCGGGATTTACATTGTGGCATATTTGCTTCATGACAGTATACGAAGCCATTAAGCAAATGCGTGATCTATCCAAAAAAGGTGAACCTTTCTCGTTCACCTTTGCATCGTACTCGAAAACCAAGGATTCCAGCGACGGTAATATCCATGTGTCCAGAGGACTTTTAAGAAAAAGGGATTCAGAAGCAAACAATCAATATGCGGATTGCCAGGAATCATATACTAACCTTGATACAGGTGAACCCCGCCGCTTTTGGCAATGCTGTCTACTTGTTTTCAATGGTCAAACCCTAACAATTTCATAAAAATGTCCGCAAGCATCGACAAAATAGGTAAGAATTCTGCAGCAATTAAACTTGGAACCGGAAAGGTCTATATGGTTAGCTGTGAATCATACACGAATAGGCATAGTCACTTTTCGGATTTCCAAAACGATTGGGAATCGTACGCATCGTATGTGCAGGGTAAAAAGATAGTTCCATACGGACCTAACGACAATTTGCCACAGGTCATTAGGGATGTCATGGGAACAAACCATATTGCCCCAGGTATTATCGAACGCCGAAACGGGTTGATCTACGGACAAGGCCCCTTGCCTTATGAAACTGTGATCGAAGACGGTAAACCTGTAAGAAAGTATACTTTCGACAAAGAAATCGATGACTGGTGGAAATCTTTTGATTCCCGTAAGTTTATAGAAATGTCGATGACTGAATTTGCGCACATGAAAGGGGTATTTGTTCGTAGGCACCAGTCTAAAGGATGGCGTATCGGTAGACAGAACAGGATCAATGAGTTAGTGGTGGTACCTTCCATTAATGCTCGACTTGCTTTCCCGGAAGAGGGCAAAGAACTTCGGCTGGAAAATGTACCCGCGATCTATACCGGGGACTTTCCGAACCTGTGTACTACGACGGGAATTACCACCTATCCGATTTACAAAAGTTCCGATCCGTTCAAACATGAGGTTGCGATGAATTATCACAACAGCTACACGTTTGCTTATAACTTTTACTCGATGCCCTCATTCATGGGGACGCTTAAATGGCTTATGCGCTCGTCTGAAACACCAGATATAATCGAATATTTGACCATTAACGGAATTTCAGCTGCTTGGCATATCCATTCACCTGCCGAATATTGGGACAATAAGAAAATTGAGCTATATAAAGAGCATTCTGGTAAGCCGGAAGAATTCATCAACCAGAAACTGGACGAACTCAAAGATGAACTTTTCGAATCCATAGCCCGCGCGTTGACTGGTAAAAAGAATGCTGGTAAATTTATTGAAACGGTTGATTTCTTAGACCCTTCTGGAAATAGATGTGAGTGGAAAATAGAACCGTTGGATCAAAAGATCAAAGATTTTATTGAAGCCCAGGTCAAAGTTTCCGATACTGCCGTGCATGCTGCTATGTCGGGCATGAACCTTCACCCCTCTTTGGCCAATGTCATGGTACAGGGTAAGCTTTCCAGTGGATCAGAAATGTTATACGCATTAAAATTGTTCCTTGCAACAGATGTAAGCATACCGGAAGAAATCATTTTCGAACCTGTAAATCAAGCTATCGCCGCAAATTGGCCGGGGAAAAACATCAAAATTGGATTTTATCGTGACCCTGTCAGTTCAGAACAGGATACAAAGCCAAATGAACGCCTTAAAAATTCAGCATAAAAAAATAATACATGGAAAAAATGCTAATAAAAGACGGTAAAACGCTTGCTAAATTGACAGGATCGTGGTACGAAAACAGTCTCTTTTCGCGCATCGAAACCGATATTGAGAACGAAACTTTTGAACTCGGTAAGACAATTGGTCAAAACATCATAGACCATGCCTTTACAGTTTTGGAAGCGTCAAACCCTAATGATACTGAAAAAGAAACTTTGCGTTTGATACAAATATCGGTCGGTCTAATGGCCGTATATCGCTACTTCCAGTCCAATCTTGTTAGCCATGAAGGCAATGGACGCAAAATGAAAATTGATAGTCAGAACGAAAAGATGGCGTGGGAATGGATGATCGAAAGGGACGATAATTCGCACCTACTCAAAGCACAGCGCGCCCAGGACCGATTGATCGAACACCTGGAAAAAAACAATGTGGAAAGCTTCAACGACAGTGAAGAGCGAAAAGATTTAAAATCACTTTTTCTGAACAATACCCGGAAGTTTGAATACTATTTCCCAATCGATCTATCTGGAAGATTCTATCATGTTGTTAGTCCATTGATCCGGGAGATTCAGGATACCTATATCGCCGATGCGTTCGAAGAAGATTATCTGCCTTTTTTAGGCCGATTCCAGAAAGATGAATTGAACGAAGCTGATAAATTACTCATTGGCTTTGTCTGTCGTGCCGAAGCGCTATACACTATTGCCCTTGCCTGCAGGCGCTTTTCCCTTACGGTACTGCCACAGACCGTTGTTAAGAAGATTAAAGCAGCTATACAGACAACGGAAGCGACTAAGGAAGCTGCAGCAAAGGAAATAGACCGATACATCTATGAACTGGAAAAAGATGCTTGCGAGCATTTAAATAAACTGAAACGGCAGCGCTACAAGTCCAGTCCAGAGTATACAAAACGGACATTGCTACCGAAAAACGATCCAAGACAAAAATTTGCGAGAACATAACATGCACACATTATTTATCGAAGAAAAAAACAAGACAATCCAGATTCCGGACTGTTGGGATGAACTTAATCCAAAGCAACTTGCGTTTATCTTCCAACATGCGTTACTCGTGACGGAAGGCAAACTGGATTATACGCAGTTTTGTGTTCTTGTTTTCAAATATCTAACTGGTTTACAAATAGGTGCGCAATATGTTGCAAAGGAAAAATTGAACTTGAATTCAAAGATAAATGAGCAGATCTATATGATGGCGACCGACTTGTGTGGCTGGGCATTCTACAAATCAGATAAGGGTCTAGAACTTGATTATAATTCATTTGTCAATCCTTTCAGAACGATAAAAGTATCAAAATCAATTAAAATACATGGCCCAACGGATTTGATAGCTGATCTTACGTTTAAAGAATTTAGGTACGCTAAAGACCTCATGGACTATTGTGTGTCCGCAGAAAAAGAAGGTAATGTCGAAGAAGCACGGGTACTTATGGATCAATTTATTTCATGCCTTTACCGGACGGGTACCAATGGAAAAAGAAAGCCGCTCCAAACCGATGATATTGAAGTTATTTCGAAAGATGTTAAAAATATACCTGCATGGCAAAAACAATGGATATTGGTTTGGTTTTCGTTTTGCGTGAGTTACATGCAAACCGTCCCGTTTGAAATTGATGGTGTAGAAGTGGATCTGGAAATAATTTTCCCAAAATCAGAAAATGAGACCGATAAAGGTTTTGGGTGGTCTGGTATTCTTATCGATATCACCAAGTCACAAGTATTTGGGACATTGGAACAATGCGACAATTATCCGTTATTCCAGGTGCTGTTGTTCTGGTATAAAACACAACTTGAAAACATTAAAGAAAGAGCGAGAAAACAATGATACTACTATCCAAATTCGAAGAATTGGCAGAAACCTTCAAAACCTTATTGGGACTTGAAGAATATTTCGTCACCAGCACGGCGGAACAAACGCAAAACCTTTTACAAGATCGATCTGGAACTGCCCTTATATGCGTCATCCCTTCTACCTTCTTCGAGGGACCAAATCCCGATGCCGCGAGATCAATGGAAGAATCGATCATCTATGTTGTCCAAAAAGAACTGGACGGACAGGCACATTCAGATCAGTTGCAACAGTATAAGGAAACACAGTCCGATATCATCAAAATCAAGGATAAATTGTTTGGGACGGACGAGGAAGAATGTAAGACTTTTCCTTTTATAGAAATCAGATCAATGATGATCGATCCCGAATACAATATCTTTGGAGGATGGATCGGCTATTCGATTAAATTTAAATTTTAGTATCTTTGGATATGGGAACATTAAAGAAACTAAAACGCAGTAGATCAATAACTATTGGCGATATATCTAAAGTTATACTGACCATTGATAAACTTAAGAAAAGCAGAGTTTTAAAAACAACTGATCTCGGTTATTTCGAAATATTCCCAGACATTATTGAAAAAAATGAGCATAAGCAGGCATTTTGTAAAAACCTGTACTTTTATGCCCGCCAAACCGATCTTATTAAAAAAGGTGAAACGCTAGATCTTATCAATATGGAAGATAATTCGCTGATCGCGCTAATTACTGCAGAGGGAACAACTTTCCTGAAATCCGAGCAAAAATAATCCGCATTAAATAGCAATTGAAAAGCCTTGAAAACTCAAGGCTTTTTTTTGTTTTTCTACCGACTTAAAAGGGAAAACTACCGTTTTTAAGCCCTATTTCAGAATAAGAAACTTGTAAAAAACTGAAAAACAGATAAATATCGGGATTCTCAAAAATCAATTTTTGTTTGACACGCAACTCTGCCCGGACCACTCAGAGCCTTTTTTGCACTTGCACGGTCCCTTTGGAGGGTGAAATATGAGAAAACCCACCTAAATGGCCTTTAAAGGGCTTTTTTGATCTAAAAATGCCCTTTAAGCTTGTTTAACGCCGTTCTCCCGTCTTATGCCCGATTCCCTGTCCTTTACTACCGACCGATGACTGGCTAATTTCGAACATGGATAATAACATCGAACTACGGTTCATTGGCGATACACTCCGGGACGAAGCCCAGCGGCTCTTCAAGAATCAGGCTTTGGCAATGACCAAAGAACTGAAATTCCATACCTCAGATATCATCGACCATCGCAAGGCAGAGGTCAAGAATACGGGTCCAGTCAACGCAACTCTGGAACTCTCTTTCACGGACTATACCAGACAGCTAGATATCAAGAAAGAACGGAATGGTAAGCTTAAGAGCTATCGCATTTACAACCGCTTTGTATGGGGGCATTACTATGCTATTGCCTACCGACTCATGTATGACCTAACCGATGAAGTCCGTAACAATATCCGAGCATCATTTAACACTCCTTAAGAATGGCTAGCAAACTGACACAAGAAGACTTGGTATTAAATATCATCGTGAACGGGAATACTGCTAAATCAGAGATCGGTAAGGTAAGCCGCGAGCTGGTAGACAGCAAGAAGAAACTGGAAGCGGTCAACGATGAAATGAAAAAGCTTGAACGGAACAACCAGACCGGATCGATCCGATATCAGGAACTAACTGCACAAGCTGATGCGTTGAATACTTCCATCGCCGAACAGAAGGCACGATTGTCTCAATTGAACGCAAGCCTTAAGCTCGAAGAAAAGTCAACTACTGAGTTAATCAAAGCTTATCGAAACCTTAAGATTCAGCGAGATATGGCTGAACCTCATTCGGATAATTGGAAAGCCCTCGACGAACAGATGAAGGCGATCCGTGATCGTCTTAAGGAGATCAATGCCGGATCAGAGGAAACAGGAAACTTTATCACCAATCTTACTTCAAAGTATACGAAGCTTGCTGGTGCGCTTATAGCTGGCGCTGCTGGTCTTACGGCTGCATGGTCGGGTATCACCAGGGCGACAGACCGCTATGCTGAATTCGATGATAAACTATCCGACGTAATGAAGACCACGGGGCTGACCAAAGATGCTGTAAAAGGTCTGAACGCAGAACTTGAAAAGATAGATACCCGCACCAGTCAGGACGATTTGCTGGGTCTGGGCCGTATCGCTGGTAAGCTGGGATACACCGACGTAAACGAGATTGCCGGATTCGTCCGTGCTAATAACGAACTGGTTGTAGCATTGAACGAGGATCTCGGTGGTGATGTGGAAGAAACAGTCAACAAGGTCGGTAAGCTGATCGATATATTCAAGCTAAAGGATATCTACAGCACAGAAGACGCATTCCGTAAAGTGGGTAGTGCGATCAATGAATTGGGAGCCGCAGGGACAGCGAATGAAGGATATATGGTTGGACTCGCTGGAAGACTCGCTGGTATTGCTCCGCTTGCTAATGTTTCAATTGATAAGATCTTCGGTTTAGCCGCAACCCTAGATCAATTGCAACAATCAGAAGAAGTAGCAGGAACCGCTATTTCGAAGTTGTGGATTAAAATGGCTGGTGACGCTAAAACCTACAGCAAATACGCTGGAATGAATGTGAAGGAATTCAAAGACCTATTGGAAAAAGATTTCATGGGAGCATTTCTTAAGGTACTTCAAGGTGTCAAAAATTCATCTTCTGGTATAAACGAACTGGCGGCCACCCTTGGAGATCTTGGACAAGAAGGCGGGCATGTTGTTCAGGTTTTAGGCTCATTGTCTAACAACATCGATATGCTTCAAAGCTCGATGTCGCTGTCTAATCAAGCAATGGTGGAAGGAACTTCCCTGACAAATGAATATAATGTAAAAAATCAAAATGCCGCCGCACAGTTGGATAAAGCACGTAAAGAAGTAAACAAGTTCTGGCGTGAATTAGGTGAAAAACTTTGGCCTGTATTGGTTTCGGGCAACAGCCTGTTGACCATCTTCCTTCGTTCGTTAATGGTGATTATAAACTTCATTGCAGAACATTACCGGATCATTACAATGGTTGCAACGGCTTACATTGCCTATAACACTGTTTTAGCGCTTAGCAATACCAATCTTGCCGCCAATATCGTACTGGTGAAGTTAAAGGCTGCATGGGATCGGATCGCAACTGCAGCGACATTATTGTGGGCTGCAGCCACCGAATTGCTAGCTGGTCGTATAGTCGGTGCAAATATCGCATTGAACTTGTTCTTTAGAACAATTACGGTTCATCCACTTGGATTATTGGTGGCTGCTATTAGCGCGATAGTTGCTGGTTTGGTATTATATGGTGACAATCTTCGTGGTATTGTAAAAACTCATGGTGTCTTAGAAAACGCGATGAAAAAGGCGCAAGACAATACCATTAACCAGACAACACAGATTGATTCGCTTAATAGGATCATGACCGATAATACTGTCGCTCAAAACAAACGACTTGCGGCAATGGAACAGCTTAAACAGATCATGCCTGGCGTGTTGGATAGTTATACCCAAGAAGAATTATTAATAGGCAAAGCCACACGTGCAATCAAAGAGTATTCGCAAGCATTGGTTTTAAAATCACAGATTCAGGCGGCTAGTGATGAATTGGAAGAATTGGCCAAATTGGAAAGAAAGATTGCAAAAGGTGAATTGGGATTTTGGACTGAAACATATCGAGAGATCAGGAAACAAATTGTTGGTGTACCTGCATCAACCATTTTTAATGCAGACGATAATGTCGAATCTTTAAACAATATAAAAAATGCCAGAAAAGAACTTACCAATTCCATTATCAAAGATCAAGAGAGGTTAAATAGTATTTCTAAACCGAAAACTGGAGAAAGTAGCGTTACGGGTGGCACGGTTACGCCCTTAGATAAAGAAGCACAAAAAGCCGCCGAGAAGGCTGCAAGGGAAGCAAAAAAAGCGCGTTTGAAGGAGTTGGAAGATGCGAAAAAAGCGTATCAGTCCCAAATTGAAGCAGCAGGTTTATTCCAAAAAGACGTTCGTCAAATGACCTCAGATGAATTGTATAAACTTTCTGACATTCAATTGGAATACCAGAAAAAAACGAATGAAATTAATCGTAAGTATAACCATTCCCAGCAAGAAACTACAAAGGTTGCTGAAAATGAATTAACAAAACGACAAGCTGATCAGAAGAAGTTTAGGGAGAAGCTAGTGGATAAGACGGACCCATTGCTACAACAGGAAAGAGAATCCTATAATGAGCGCCTCAAACAGGCGGGATTATTTGATCGAAAACGGAAAGATCTAACTAAAGAACAGCTAGAGGCAATCGGGACGATGACAGAGGAACAGTTGAAAACTTGGGAAATATTAGAAAGAAATCATCAGTTAAATATAGATAAGATCGAAGCTGATGCAATTTCAAAACAAACGGATAGGGTCCTGTCTGCTAATAAAAGTGAAATAACTGATCTTAAAATTAAGCATATTGATGAATTAAATTCTATAACGAGTCTATCGCAGGCAAAAGAGATTCTTTCCGAAAAACTAAATGCTAAGGAACTAAGCAAGGTTAAAAACCTTTCACAAGCTAAAAGGCTTATCCGAAATCAGCAAGAACTTGCCGAACAGGAAGGAACCCGTAAGCATCTGGAGGAACTCGTTAATATTCTCCAGACAACGATGGAATCTGGTAAGTTGGAAGGCGTTGATCTGTCTAACACTATTCTGTCTGATGAAGAAAAGGAAGTTCTAAAGAAAAAAATACAGGAACTAAAGCTAGAGCTTGCTGGTTTAAAAGGATGGGATAAAACCGACGAATTTAAGACAGATACGAAGGGCAAAACCGATATTCTCGGTATGACTTTCGATGATTGGCAAAACCTCTTTACCAATATCGGCACCAGTGAAGAAAAGCTACAACGCATGTTCAATGCGGTTACTGCCGGAACTGATATCTGGAAGCAATACAATTCGTTTGTGGCAGCAGGTGAAAATGCAAAGCTGCAGCAGGACGAACAGGCCAATAAAAAGAAAAAAGACAATCTGGATAAACGCTTAAAAAGCGGAAATATCAGTCAGGAAGCTTATAACGCCCAGATTGAAAAACTGGATAAGGATCTTGAAAAGAAAAAGTCAATTATCGCCTACAATCAAGCCAAACGTGAAAAAAGCGTCGGTTTGATGACTGCTATCATCAACACGGCGACAGGGATTACCAAAGCGTTTCCGAATCCGGTCCTTATGGCGCTTGTTGCTGCTATGGGTGCTTTGCAGGTCGCTACGATAATAAAAACACCTCTGCCCGTCATCGAAGGACGCGAAGATGGTGGTTATATTGATGTTCGTCGTAAACAGGACAATAAACCGTTCAGGGCTAAAAATAGACCTAGCATGCGCGGTTTTGTAGATCAGCCTACTGTCCTGGTCGGAGAATCCGGCAAAGAGTGGGTGGCAAATAATGATCTTGTCAATAATCCCGTTACCGCCCCGGTTATATCCTGGCTTGATTCGGTTCAACGTAACGGAAATATCAATCCGTCGATGTTGTCGTCGGTTATCCAGGCGTCGATTACGGGTCGCGCAACAGGCGGCACGTTCAGCGGTTCAACGCTCAATATTCCTGCCCCAGCGCCATTCGTTTACGACGATTCAAATATGGTCGCTGTAATCACAAAGCTTAATAATAAGCTTGATAATCTTAAAGCAGAAGTAGTCCTACTGGGTAAAGGTGGCTTTGTTGAAAGAATGGATGAACTACAACGTGACCAGTCCAACGGATCACTGTAATGTCCTTTAAAAGAGCATAGCACGCAGGTAATTTCGTGCTATGCTTGAAATTAAGGTCAAAAAATTAAATGTCGATCTACCTTCCGATATCAGTATCGCAATGACGGTCGAAAATCCCATGATGGCAGAAGAACGCCTGCCTATCCCCTATAGCCTTGCTTTTGATTTACCGATGACCCCTAGGAACCTGCAGATATTTGGCTATCCAAATCGTATGGGGGCGCATCTGGGCGATAATCTATTTAAAACATATCCATGCCAGATCTATTTTCAAGGAATATTGATCCATGACGGTACAATTAATCTTGTAAGCTGTGAAAACACCATAAAGGTCAATTTTAAAGGGGTTGACTTTAATGAGAACTTAGATGTCGCTATGTTTTCCAAAGATGTTGGAGAGGTCCAATTTTCGGGCAACGAAGGTATAGATGACTTTGAAGATCCCCAATCGTATTTTTATTCTTATAAAAATTGGGCTACTGGCTTAGCCTATAATACAAATCCGAATTATATTGCGGCCCCGATCCACGTTCGTACAACGAATAACGAATATCGGTTTTATCAGAACGAAATCAGATCCTATTACGACCGTGTCACGGGATTGACTTACAGGTCGTCATTGACCAATCCACCAATTTTGGAACTGCAAAAGCAATATCTGAATTGCTTCAATCCATCATCGCAAAATTTCTATTTCAAAGATTCAAGCAATAGCGATCAGGCACATGGAATCATATTCCCCATCTTTCGGATGAAATATCTTATTGATAAGCTGATCGGCTCCAATCTGATCGAATCGCCATTTGAAACCACCGCCCTGCGTGATATTCTTATACCGACATTTTACCTTAAGAACCTCTTTGTTACATGGAGTGACCCCAAACCGATTACAAGTAGTCCATTGGGTGACTTACCAGCTTATTTGACATTGTCCGATTGCCTACCTAATATCAATGCAAATAAGTTCCTGCAGATGATCCTTAACCTATTTTGCCTTACGTTGGTGGCCCACAAAGGAAAATTCATAGTCAAGGAAAATAAAGAGGTGTTTGCCCAGCCTGTCAAAGCAAATTGGACAAGTAAGCTGCAGGGTGTTTTTAATAAATCAAAACAAGATGCTCAATATTATGATTATGGATTTGAAGATCCAAAATACTATTCAGAGGAAAATGTAACGTTTACCGAAGTAGCTACCCATGAAGCGATGCAAGCCAAGGAATTCAATCTGACTGACCATGATGATTCGTATTCGGAAACATTTCTGATTACGTCAACACAGGAAATTTTTATCAAAAGCGCCTATTACCAATACTACATTGTCCAAAACGTCGAAGGCTATGAACTTGTCATCGGATATGATTTCAAGGGGTATAAAAAACCAAAAGCAAAAACAGAATCTGGGGAGAAAAACAAGTTTAATGCAAAGTCAGATATCAAGCAGCTATACTTATCCCCCGCCGTATACTGGAATAGCCTAAACGATGACCCTTTAGCAAAGAAATTTTGGATTGTGCCTAAATGGGACCCAGAAAATGTGCAGGACATTTCTGTACGTAACGTACGGCAGACCTATCTTTCATTGTTGGTTTATGCTGGAAATCGAACTGTAAGCGGCAAAGAATACCCTTTTTTGAGTCCATACGGAAATGCGAACATCTCCCTTTCATGGGATGGGAACGACGGCCTAATAGCGCGATATCACAAAGATTTTAAGAACTGGATCGAAAAGGCGCGCTTAAAGGGATCTGGCGTTTTTCTGTTGACAGCATTGGAACTGAACAGACTTTCGATCACGGATAAAGTTCACCTGGACGGGCGTAATTTCTACATTGAAAAGCTGCAGTATACCATAAGACGTGACCGCATAGATCCTGTTGTCGCTGATCTGATCGAGGTTTAGACCTGTCCTTTAAAAATATGCCATATAAAAGCATTTTTGCCTAACTGAAACTAATATGAATGAGTTAATTAAAATCCTGTTCGCACCATTGATCCAAGCGCTATCGAAGTATTATCGGCAGACAATCACAGGTATAATGATAATATTGATTTTTTGGCTGATCGACAGTAATCGACAGGAATCAAAAGATAATAACGACGGTTGCAAAGAAGATCTGAAGGAAGCCCGGAAGGAAATTTCAGAACTAAATAAAATCCTTTTACAGAATGTGCTTAATGATAAAGAACTAAAAAATCAGACAGCTAAAAACGATTCAATTGTAAGAAAACAGTCCGCACAGGACATTAAACAAGTAATGCCATGAGATACTTTTTATTATGTGTCGTAATTGTGATAGTCGGTATTATCGCATTTACTTTCTACCAGGAAAACAAGTCGCTTAAAGCGGAATATAAACAAATGAGTGACTTAAAAGACAGTGTAAATGCCTATAACACTATCGTCGGGACGACGCACGATAGTTTGGGCCAAAAAACAATTATCCGGTACATTCCAATCGAAACCAACAGGAATATTGGGGACTTCGTTTCCAAAAGTGTAGCGGACACCTTACAGGCGGCTTTAAAAATTGCCCTAAAGGATGTCAAGTCGTGGAAATCATTTGCTATAACCCTGCAGGACTCATTGAAGGGAACACGGTACCAAGATCATAAGGGCGCACAATGGGCGCAATTAAAAGACAAAACCTTTGATATTCGCTACAATATCGATTCCAATCTTTGGATACCTAAAGTCACGATTAAGCCCGAATTGCTGACCTATCGTTCACGCAAATCAATATTTCATCCCTATAAATATTATTCGGCCATCATTGTTTCTGATGATCGGGCGCAGATCAGTTTGGTTCAGGACGTCACAAAGGTTAAGCAGCCTTCCCGTTGGGGTATCGGTGCCTTTGGTGGACCGATCATGACACCAAACGGATTTTCGTATGGCGTGGGTTTGGGTGTGACGTATGACTTAATATCATTTTAAGATGCTATCTATTCGATCAAAACCAGATGCTTTAAATTATTCGTTAAGCTTACCCCCTATCGAAGTGGCTTCAACACAGGCCCAGATCACAGTCAAGCTGTTGGATGGGACTACTGAAATATTGGAGGAAAATTACAGCCCTTTAAATCATTTTACCTATCTGGTTTTAAAGTACTCCCTGCTGATCGATGATCTGCTAACGATAGACCGTCCAGAAGCCGATCTGGTTACGGTTCACGAACAGGGGTGTCGGACATTTACAGTCCGAATCAGTGACGAAGACATGACGATAAATCTAGCGTTCAAAGTAATAAAGGGATTCTACTATAGACAGCCTATTGATCTGGAATTTATTACTGCAACCAGCTGGCTTAATATCGCTTTGCTTCCCCAGACGGTAAGAATACACCAGCCAGTGTACTTGACGGCTTACCCAGCAGAAGCGGTTACGGTGAAGGTCGATTGCGTTTTTGAAGACAGTACAACGGCATTATTGACTTATACCACATTACAGGCGTCGAAGCTGCAAACGTTAGATGTGTCGGCATATTTGATTCAACAGCGTTCAGCAAAGAAGCTCAAGCAGTATACAGTTTATGCCGTTAATTCCGCAAGCAAAGTCATATTAAGAAAACAGGTGTTTATTGTCGAACAATACAACCATGTTGTCGATGAATTTTTCATTTTTCAAAACCGTCTGGGTGGCTTTGACAGCTTGGTGATGTCGGGTGAACAAAAAGAAACGTTCAAAAATGAGACATCGACGGCGATCATGCAGGAAGAATACATCGTAGAATACGCCGGAACGCATTCACGCACAGTAAAAAAGAATACTGGGTATATCCAGTCACGGCAGCACCGCCAGTTGTTGATCGATTTCATTTTCAGCAAACAGCGGTACCATCTGCTCGATGGTGCTTTCCGTGCAATCAATCTGAAAGATCCGGCTATCGATCCGACAAAGAATACTTTGAACGACTTCGATATCGAATTCACTTATCAGGACACAATGCTTGCCTATCCTTACATCGTGCAAGCCCCTAACTTTTTAAAACTTTAAAAATTTACAATAATGAGCGACAATATTTTAGAGCCTACCATTAATGGTCTTCCGCCAGTTACCGATTGGCAAAAGGTGTTCTTGGCACTTCAACAGGCTAACGAAGCTTTTTTGAGAGGTGCAACTTTGCCCGAATTAGGAAAACAGATTATTGGCGATGTAGCAATTCAAGGTGCTGACTTTGAAGACCTGCCTGCAGCGACTTCTTCTGCTCCCGTTCCACTTCCAATACCGGAAGCTGAACTAAAATACGGATTTCTAGCTAAGGGGACGTTCACACAACCCAACGCTGGAGACTTAGTTTATTCGGCAAAGCAATGGGGACTAGTAATATTTAATGATGAAAAATGGACCAAGAAGTTTACTTTGGAAATACCTGAACCGACAGGAGTAGATAAAATTATAGAAGGCAGCTCAGATGTGCCGACATCAGATGCTACATACCAATTTGCGGTGAGTAAAGAAAGTGGTCAAGCTTTGCCGGAAGGATGGAATTTTGAGGGTTTCGATCGTCCAGACCTTGCAATAAAAAATATCCCGATGTTGGACAAAGAAAATTCAATACTTGGCTATATAAAAATTTCTCCCACGCCTGGAGATGATTTTAATTATGATATTATTGAACGGCCGGACCTTGAAATGGTAATATTGGACAAAGACGACAAGGTTTTTTGGATTTTGCCAAAGAATAACAATACTAGTTCAGGAGGTAATGAAGAAAAAGTGACCGGAGTTTATCGGGAAGATTTAAAACGAGTTACGCTTGACGTTGACTCAAAAGTTATCGATTTTATTCCTTTTGTTGAAAATAAGTTCGGCTACGATTCCTTAACTTTTCTTAACCCAACAAATAAGCCAGCATTTGATGTTTCGAATCCGTCAGACAGCATGGGAATAAATTATGCGGATCTGATTTCAAAGTATGATTCATTAATGACACTGGCGAACTCTAATCCTCAGGTTACATTAGTTACGAAAGGAACCTATGGTACCACTGGAGCAACGAATAAACCTCAATATTACTTTAGGTTTAAAGCGACACCAAAGCCAAAAGCAAAAATTCTCCTAACTGCTGGCACTCATGCAACTGAGAAAATGTACATTTTTGGATTTTATGAGATTTTTAAGGATATTATTTCTCAACCTTATCAACATCCAACAATACAATGGATTCGTGATAATTGTGAAGTAGTAGTTATTCCTTGCAACTGTCCTGAATCAATTTCATTTCCAGAACGAATCAATGGTGGGCGAACAACACCAGAAACTAGACCTTTTACAGCTTCTTATAGTTCGAATGGCACATCGATAACCATCACGTTTGCGCAATCCGATTTTCCTACCGAAAACGCTGGCTTAACTTGGGATAGCTACTTTCAGGTTCAGCCTCAAGCCAGATATATTACAATTTGGTCTACCGATAGCGGTACGATTCTTCCCAGGGGATTGTATGCTTATTCGGTTATTGATGGACATACCATTACTATATCAGCTCCTTCGAATCAAATCGGCTCAGGAACCTGCCAAATTCAGGTTTGGGTTGATCCCAATAGAAATGTTGATAATGGTTCTGGGCAGTATCAGGTTTATGCACAGTCATCTCCTGGGGGTGAAACAGATCAAAAATTAGATGATGGGACATTATATGCGCTTTATGATCACAAAGGCACTAAAGCTGGATCTCTTCAAGAAATTAGAAATTTCATCAAGTTTATCAAAGATGAAAACTTCGACATTGTAATTGATGGACATTGTCCCCCAGCATATAATTATGTCCGGGCTTATAACAATCGGATTCTCCCTAACTATCAACAGTTTATGTCTGCTGTCAAATCATTTGCTAGTTTATTCAATTCGGCGCCATTCGAGGAAAATATCACGAAATATTATCCTACAGAGGAACCAGCTTGGAGATGTGCGGTGAATACAAATGCAGTAATTATTGAATGGAAAAATGGCCTTGCAAATTCAACATCGGCTGAACATACTGCCGCAGTAAGATGGGCTTATACCATCATGATAGGCTTATTAAAATATTGTGTAAAAAATAAATAAAATTAATATGGAAACTTTAGTAATTAAAAATAATCTATTAACAGGTGGAAGCGGAAAATTATACCGCGATGTGATAGTGAATGCTGGGACTCTTTTATGTTTAGATTTTTCAAACAGAGGATGTTTGACCAATGACAACCTTTCGACTGTACGCGACCTAGCAAAGGAAGCTAAAGACGATTTGTTAATCCCCAATAATATACAATTTAAGGTAACGGATAGAGGAACAGTACCACCATTGACCACAAAAAAGGGATATCCGATTGTTGATCTGGGAAGTTATTCGGCAACTGCCAATGATTCCGGATTACAGGTAAAGGGCATTGATGAGTATCTATTTGCTAAACAGCCACATAGCCTGATGGTTTTATGGTTAGATTGCGCGGGAACATCAAGATCCAATTTAGGAAGTGACAATATTATATCGTCTTCTGATTCTAATGCAGAAAATATCAGACTAACTGGCGGTGCTGGCGCTACTGTATCACTGCGCTTCGGGGGTATAGGATTTGTTAACTATAATGTCGGCACAAACGTAAGTCAATTAGCTGTTGAATATATTGATTCAACTCAGCCACTTAAACTATATGTTAATGGAAGATATTACGGTCTTAGCAGCGCTAATGGTTATGGCTTTAAGGCAGCTACATCAAATCCGTTGAATATAGGAGCTAAAACACCCCTAAGAAATACTACTATCAATCTATATAGACCCGACATCTTTGATTTGACCAAATACGGAAAAACAGCTTTAGAGGTAGTGGAAAGGGATTATAACTATGTAAACGCTTTAGGTGAGTTTGAGGGAATAACAAAACGCCCTTATGCAAATATTTAAGAAGTAGAGTCCTCGCTGAAACGCTAGGACTCTATTTTATAAGTTTAAGATTCTTTGATTTCACTTATAATTGGTCTCATAGATTCTACAGCAATCCTAATTATTGCATCAATGGTGTCATACCCCATATTAAATGAGCCATCCAACACTTCAACTATTTTGTTGTCATTAAATACCTCCATCAGCTTTTTTTCTCGATCGTCCGTCTTAGTGCCTGCGTGGACCCCTCCCATGACATTTGCACAAATCAATATCATATCTTTAATGGTGTAACTTTCACCGAAATAAAATAATACCGGAAACGCTAAAAATTCCTTAAAATCTACATTTTTGGATCTTTGAAAAATGGGATCTGGTGTTGTCCAGGCTAAACGCGTTCCTTTGTTTAACAATTCTTCATTTCCGACCCCACATACTGTAAACTCTAGTTTAATTATTTTTTTTCTTTCTTCCCTTATTTTCTTGTTAATCTGGTGAACCAGAGGATTTGAATCAATAAAAAGAAGTCTTAATAGTCCGCAGGCTTTAATCGTACTATATTTTTTATTCTCATTATACCGGTTAATAATGTCATTTACCGTCTCTAAAAAGAGTTCTTCAATGCCTATCATATATTTTTAATATTTAGTTTATTCGTAAAAGTTACCTAATTTATGAGACAATTTTAAATTTTGCCAATGATTCAAATTCATCATTGACCTTAAGCGCCAGATCTAGGTTATCATCATCATCCAAATGGGCATATGTCATCGTAGTTTCGATTTTAGTATGCCCTAAAATTTTCATCAATGCAAGGATGTTGCCCCCAAATTTCATAAATAGATGTCCGAACGTATGCCGGGCTGCATGACTACTTACTTTTTTATTGATCTGGCATAGCTTCATCAACACCTTTAATGTGCGATTGTATTCCTGCTCTGTAGGGAGATCGAAGAATTTGCCCTTGTTATTTGAAATGAACTTTTTCGCTATTGGAATCAATGGGATAGTAATAGTTTTCGGTTTATTCTCTGAATTTTTGACCATTAAGAATTGTAGAAAATTATCGGATACCATCCATTGATAAGTCGAATTATATAGATCGGATATTCTGAAACCAGTAAAGCAACAGAATAAAAAAGCTTTTAGTACTTGGTAATCTTGTGATCCTAAAACACCCTCGTCAAGCTTGTTAATAAGCCTTATAACTTCTTCTTTTCTGAGATATACAGCTTCCTTTTTATGGTAAGGGTTCTTTACCTCTTTAGGACCGAATTCCGGCACATACACGCCATGTTGCTCATTAGCAATTGTTAAGTATGCTTTAATATCTTTTATACGTGTCCATACAGTATTGTCGGAAATTGATTTCTTTACGATTTTACCATCTTGCTTGACCTCCGACTTAAGATAATTCCGATAATCGGTGAACCATTTCTTATCTATCTGGGAGAATTCCGTCAGTGGTCTAAAATCAATAATAGAATTTATCGTACTAAGGTGGTTCATGTAAGTGCGTTTTACAATTTCCTTGCTTTGATATCGTTCCTTCCTAGACAGTCGCATAAATGCAACAAGTGATCTCGACGCATCATAGTAGAGCAATTCACGTTCGATCATTTCATTCGTCAGCATGCGGTTCTGCAGACGGAAGCGTTTAGCAATCTCATTTATCCGGGACACCTGGTCCCGGATAATCATGTTGTAATCGTTTACATCTTCATCATTTTTGTAGCGCTGGCGCAATTCATTTTTTCCAAAGTCGATCCTGTCGTGTGGCCATTCCAAGTTAATATTGAATTGCTTACGATCTGCTTTTTTGCCTTTAACCGAGATATAGGACTCGATATAAAGAGCCGACATACCATTTTGCTGAATTCGCGCTGTCCAAGTAAACAGCTTTAAAGAAATTTTGAACAT